TCCTGGGCGTCAATGGCCTTGGTGCACCATTCACTTGTGCAGTTTGCTCATCATAAAGCAACCTCACGGGTGGAGTGGTACAAGGATTATCTAGTATTAGGAGATGATGTCGACATAGCGACTTTGGAAACGGTTTCGACCGCGTACAAAGAGCTATGTGCAGATTTCTCGATTACCATTGGTCTTGCGAAGTCGTTACAGTCCAAGCTGAACTGTTTCGAATTTGCTAACCGAAGGTATATCCCTGCTGGTGATGTCTCTCCGTTGTCCTTCCGTGAAGAGCTTGCATGCTCGACATGGACACAGCGGTTAGAATTCGCCAAAAGGATACTCCGACGACTAGGGAAACCATTGACAGAGGTTCCAGCCCTACTGCGTAGGGCTGTCACTTCAGCACAGTGGACAGTTCTCACTCCGGAGATGTCTGGACGCCGGCCATTGTCGGTAACAAGACTAGTACATTATTGTCTGCTCAACCCTCTACAGACTAAGTCTGTAAGAGAGGAGTTGAACATATCTTCCGTTCTCGACTGGATAACTTACGTTCTTCCAGAAGAGGATATCCCTAGAATTAGGGAAATCAAGGTTGATAATGTACTAGCACGAAACCTAAGCCGACGGCTTGTAGAACATCTTCGTGAGAAGATTTTCGAAGAGTTTCAGCGCAGGGTTGCAGGGGAGAAACTGTTTGAGTGGATGCACTTACAGGCGACTAATGATGAGGTTATTAATACCTTAAAATTACCGCTTGCTTCGTTCACCACACTTGGACAGAATACCCCTTTGGCAAACTGGTTAGCCGGCCATATTGGCCAGCTTCCCAGAGTACCCGCCTGCGCTCGTGAAACCATAGACGCCGGACTCGAAATCATAGACGAGCAAATCCTTGCTCATCGTGAAGCCGATATGGCGTTGTCGTTTGCACCGCCCCTTAGCCCGGTATTTTGGCAATATATTCGTTTTTCGGTCTGGCAGACCAATAAACTTATACTTGCTGATTTATTCAAGCTTTGGGACCGTGCAGATGACATGGTTAAACGACTGCCGCCGCTGAGCGCCCGGATGTACGAAAGAGATTTCGTTGCTGGCCCCGACTTCAATGTTGTTCCGCTCGGCGAGTGGTTACAACTTTGGGTCGATGTCTTGTCACTGCCTAAGGCTGTGACAATGGATCTCTCAAGATCTTTCAACTGGAATCTGGACTATAATAGTGCCAGAGAACGGTTGGATCAGAAAATGAGAGCGCCTGGCATGAAACCTCCGGTAGACCCGGAAACCATTTACGGTCCCTTACTCGAATTGGCCACTACTGTGGCGGAATTCGCAGGTGTCTCAATTCCAAACCTCCCCTTCTTCGGAGACTCCAAGAAGGGGAAAATGTGGATCAAGTCCTTGTCTCGCGCT